CCCGATGGAGTACTACACCAAGTATTCATTTATTCCCTCCCCTGATGGCGGAATCTATGATGTGGGCTTTGGTATCCTCCTAGGCCCGCTCAACGAGGCGGTCAGCAGCGGCATCAACCAAATCCTGGATGCCGGCACTATGGCAAACAGCAATGGGGGGTTCCTTGGGAGGGGGACCAAGATGCGAAGTGGTGCGATGACTTTCGCTCCGTGGGAGTGGAAGCCGGTACCATCCACTGGTGATGATCTTCGCAAGTCTATGGTCCCCTTCCCGGTAAGGGAGCCGTCGGATGTGATGTTTAAGTTATTGGGGCTGCTGATTGAGTACACTGACCGCATAGCAGGCACTACCGATAATATGGTGGGGGAAAACCCTGGCCAGAACACCCCCGCTGAGACCTCTCGCAATATGACCGAGCAAGGCATGCAGGTCTACAACGTAATCTTCAAGCGGGTATGGCGGTCAATGAAGGAGGAGTTCAAGAAGCTCTACAAGCTTAATGGGGTATTTCTGGAATCAACGTCCCACTTTGGGGCGCAGAACTCAATTATCCGTCGGGAGGACTATAAGTCTAACCCCGACTTGGTTGCCCCCGTGGCGGACCCCAACATTACCAGTTCCGGCATGCGTATGATGCAGGTGCAGTTGCTCCGCCAGGCAGCCCACACTGTCCCTGGCTATGCCATTGACGTAGTAGAGAAGAAGTTCCTTTCCGCCTTGAAAATTGACGACATTGAATCAGTCTACCCAGGCCCCGATAAGGTCCCACCCCTACCTAACCCCAAGCTCCAGGTAGAGCAGTTAAAGATTGACGGACAAAAGATGAAGCTCGAGCATGATAAAGCTATGACTATCTTGGGTATCCAGGCTGCTCGAGCCAAGACCGACGCTGAGATTAAGCTGATCCATGCCCAAATCCTCGAGATTATCAAGGGTGTGCAGAATGAAGAGGCTGAGATGAAGTTGAAGATATTTGAGGCCTACGTTGATACCTTACAGGCTCACAATGAAATGCTGGGCAATTCAATAGAGACATTAGCTACATATGGAGGTCAAGGTGGACAAGGTGCCGGAGGAGAGAGCATGGGTGGCATGGCAGGGGGAGCCGGTAACGCTGGCCCACAGAAGTCTGCTGCGTCGGTGGAAGGAGGCGCTTCATGAGCAGTGGGAAGATCGCAACTTTCAGGGTGATAATGCCCATGCAACTGCTACTATGAACGCCGTTGCCCTTGCCCAGATTGATATATTGAATAAGTTAATTAACCTGAATTACCAACAGTTAGAGGATGGATTAAGCGATGAGCAAGAACACGTCGGGGTTGAGGCCACTGGGCCACGCAGTACTAGTGCAGCCATATGAACCAGAATTGGCTAAGACCACTATTGTTATCCCAGATAGTGCCAAGGAGCGTAACACAATGATTGAGGCCCGTGCTACAGTTATTGAGGTTGGGCCCTTGGCTTGGAGTGAAGAGGCGGTCGCCCGAGCAGAAGAAGGGGATAAGGTTCTTATCACCAAGTTCGCTGGGGTTACCGCCGTAGGCGTGAAGGATGGTGTAACCTACCGCCTGATCAACGATCGAGATATATTCTGCAGGATAGAGGATTAAATCATGAGTGAACCTGAAGTTGAAGCACGCGCCAAAGAGATGGGTTGGGCTCCAAAAGAAGAATGGCGTGGTAAGCCCGAACATTGGATCGACGCGGATACTTTCGTAGCGCGGGGAGAGGAGATTCTCCCTATTGTGAAGGAGAACAACAAGCGCCTCCAATCCGAAGTTAGTATATTGAAGAACGAACTGATGGAGGCGAAGGAAACGATCAAGGCATCTTCCGAAGCTATTGAGGAGCTGAAAAACCTCAACTCCGTTGATACCCGCAAAAAGATGGAGGAACAAAAGACCGCCCTCAAGTCCCAACTGGTTGAAGCCAAAAAGGAGGGCGACCATGTGAAGGAGGTTGAGCTGCAAGACCAACTTGACATCCACAACGCGGCGCTCCGCGAGGCTCAAAAGGAGCCCCCTAAGCCAGAACCCAAGGTGGTACCTAAGGCTACTGAAGACCCCGCCTTCGTCGCGTGGAAGCAGGATAACCCTTGGTTCGGGACAGAGGTGAGGAAGTCCTCCATTGCAGTAGCAATCGCAACCGAGATGCGGGCGGACCCACAGTATAATAACTTGACCGGCAAATCCTTCTTCGACAAAGTCTCGGAGGAGGTCGATAGAACCCTTGGTGGGGGACAGCAGCGTAGGTCTAAGGTTGAGGGCGCTAATGGTGCAGGGGGATCTGGCGGTGGCCGTGAAGCTACTCATTCATTCGCCGACCTACCTCAAGATGCTAAAGATGCCTGCAAGCGGACTGCCTCGCGCGTGGTGGGGAAAGGCCGGGCCTTTGCTACTGAGTCTGATTACCAGAAACATTACACCCAAAAGTTTTTTGAGGAATAGATTATGGCTACTCCAACCAATCCCGCTAATGCTGCCAAGCCCGTCCTTGAGCGCAAGCGCGTCCCTATGTCAGTGCCAACCCGCCGCTTGGAAGTCCCCGAGATCCCCGGTTTTCACCTTCATTGGTTCCTCGAGGGCCGTATCCCCCGCGCCCTTGCAGCTGGATATGAACTGGTGAAATTCGATGAGGTTCCAATCAACCAGCGAGGAGTTGGCACTGACACCATGATTTCAGGCAACTCAGATATGGGCAGCAATGTCAGTGTCATTGCAGGCATGGGTGAGAATGGCAAGCCTGAGAATTTAGTCCTCATGAAACTGCGTGAAGAGTGGTGGCAAGAGGACAGGAAAATAATTGACGAGCGGAATGCTTCGATCTTCACGACTATCTTCAGAGGGGAGCGGATCCTCGGTGAAGAGCACGATGAACGCGCTGACCAAGGCACGAGGTATATTGATGCCGACCGAACGAGGGGACCTGTATCCCTCTTCCAACGGCCCCCGAGGAAGACGTAATGATTTTTTTAACTCTTACTCTAAAGGAGTATATCAGTGGCTAACACAAATAAAGTGTCGGGCCTAACTCCAGTCAAGTACCTCAATGGGGCTGATTGGACTGGTCAGGCAAATATGTATCATATTAACTCGGCGGACACCAATGCTTATTACATTGGAGATCCTGTAGCCCTCCTAGCGGGCGTCGAAGGTATTGCTGGTGAATCGTATGGGCTGCAAACTATCACAGTAGGTCAGGTAGGTGCAGCTAACGTAGGTGTGGTTGTTGGGGTAAGTTCAAACCCTCGTGGGCTTGGTCCTATTATTAACCCTCCCGATTTGACCAAGACGTGGCGACCGGCAGCTGCCCAAACCACAGGTTGGTTCGCATTGGTGGTTGACGACCCCCAGGTTGTATTTGAAATCCAAGAGCAAGGTACTGGCACTCTGCTGACGGTCGCTGCGACCAGCAAGAACGCCAACTTTGCCCTGGCGGCTCCTGCAGCGGGGACATATGTGTCAGGAGCTTACCTGAATAACGCTACCGCTCCCGCTACGACCAACACGTACAACCTCAAGCTACTCGGCCTGTCGCAGAAGTACGACAGTTCTTCGGTATTGTACAACACTTTTGGCCTGTATGCAAAGTGGCTGTGCTTGCTGAATAACCACTACTATGGTCAGTACGGCGGTCGTACTGGTATATAAGGAGAACTTAAATGGCAGGCGGTGTAATCAATACTGGCACACACCCAAAGGCCCTATGGCCTGGTGTTCATGCCTTCTGGGGGCAGATGTATGCCCAACATGCTAAAGAGTATGAGGATCTTTATGAGATTCTTAATTCCGGCATGGCGTATGAAGAAGACGTCCAGATTACAGGATTTGGACTAGCTCCGGTAAAAACGGAGGGTGGACCTATTTCGTATGACTACGAAATTCAAGGCCCTGTTCAGCGTTATATCCACATTGCGTATGCGCTGGGGTATAAAGTAACGTTTGAGGAACTGCGAGATAACCTGTACGAGGCTATCTCAATGCGCCGGGCGCAAGCGAATGCGTTCTCGGTGAACCAGACCATTGATAACATTGGTGCTGGCACTTACAATGATGCCTTCACCGGCAACATTTTCACCTTCGCTACGGGTACATCACTATGCGCTACCAGCCAGCCTAACACAACTGGTGGTACGTATAGTAATCTGTTATCCCCTGGGGCTGATCTTTCTGAGGCTTCCCTAGAGGATATGTGCATCCAGATCATGGGCGTACAGACAGACCGTGGATTGCTGGTCAGTATCATGCCGAGGTCTTTGCATATTGCTCGCCAAGAATGGTTCAACGCGAACCGTATCTTGAAGAGCGTCCTGCAGAACGACACGAGCAATAATGCCCTAAATGTCCTCAAAGCAACCAATGCCTTCCCTGAAGGCATCAAGATGAATCATTACTTCACATCTCCCCATGCTTGGTTTGTGCGAACCAACTGCTTGAATGGGATGCAGTTGTTCTGGAGGGACCAACCGCAATTTGATCAGGATAATGATTTTGATACGAAGAACGCGAAGGCGGCTACGTATATGAGGCTATCCGTAGGGTGTACCGATCCACGGGCCATTTTTGGTAGCAATGGACCTTGATGATAATGTGGCCGTATGATCGTGGGGTCATGCGGCCACACCTACTAGTAACACTGCTGGTAATCCCAGCCCAATTGGAGTAGAGACTATGTCACTTACAAATTTCCCTTCAGGCTTCGCCGCAGGCGTAACCGTCCGCGGAATGCCGCTTCTTCAGACCCACCCAGGCAATGTGTTCTGGGTAGACAATGGCTTTGGGGTAAGTGGTGGCCCCTCAGCCCAGGCCATCAGAACCGTTGGTGGCTCTGACAACAACCACGGTACTTTCCAGCGGCCCTTTGCCACCATTGCTTATGCACTAAGCCAGTGCGTCCACGGCAACGGCGACATCATCATGGTGAAGCCGGGGCACAAGGAAGTAGTCAATGCGGCAGGCTCGGGCGCCCTCAACATGGCACCTGTGTATGATCCCACAGGGGCTATCGTTGTATCCCAGGGTGGGTCCGCCGGTTACCAGTGGAATATGAACTGTGGTAGCGCCGCAATCATAGGCTTAGGCACCGGCAGCCAGCGTCCCACAATCACCTGGAGCACCGCCACGACGGCGAATGTCTTGATAGAGTCATCCAACATGACCCTGCAGAACTTCGTATTCCAGGCCAACTTTGCGGCCGTAGCCGCCGCATTCACGGGCACCGGCGGCAGCAGCGCGACCTCAACCATCGGCGCAGCGGGTACTGCAGGCGCAACCTCCGGCAACGTGCTGAACGTAGTTGGTGCAGTCACCGGCGGGTTCTACCCTGGCGCAACAGTGATTGGAACGGGTGTAACCCCCGGCACGATGATCCTGTCCCAGTTGTCAGGTACCACCAACGGCATCGGTACCTACATGGTTAACATTAACCAGGCAGTTACCTCCACCACCATCACCTCGGGTGCGACGGACTTCAACATCGAGTCCTGCGAGTTCCGAGACTTGGGCGCCGCCTTGAACTTCCTCAACCTCATCACGACCAGCAACATCACTAATGGTCAGGATGGCTTGAGGTTCGTCAACAACAAGTTCATCAGCAAGGCAACCGCCGCTGCAGCAGCGACCGCCATCGCGATTGCGGCAGTCATTGACCGCTTGACGGTGACGGATAACTATGCCGTTGCCACTGCCGCCAGCACTGGGCCTCTGTTGGTAGCGGGCAGCACCTTCGCTATGACCTCCGCCGACATTGGCCGCAACATCGGATCAAAGCCGACGACTGCTGCTACTGGCTCATTAGTAACAGGTACTGGCGCAAGCACGGGTATGTTCCATGATAATGCTTGTTGGACCCTTGCAACCGCTACAGGCCTCATAATTACTGCTAGCACCGGCTTGGGCGCAGCAAACAATTATGGGACTATTACTGGGTCGGCCACCAACCCCAACGCTATCATTAACCCGGTACCAGCATAATGAAAGGGATCAGCGTAGAGATTCGTGGAGCGTCGAAGAACGCCACAGTAAATATATCTGGCATCCTAACCAAGGATGTCGAGTGGCTTGATATCTTCACGTTGGTCCAGCTCAATTGCGAGAAGGTTCGGTTTGAGTCGGTAGTGTTTTCGATACAGGAAAAAGCGGGCTTCTACCTCTGGTGGCAGGGGAGAGACTTAAACAAGACTCTCATCTTGCCATTGGAGAGTAGAGGCGCCTTTAACTTCGAGGCGATGCAGTTCTTGCATAGTCCACCAGGTACAGAACGAATGGGCTTGTCCTCATTTGGGGTGGATAAGCCTAAGGCATTCCTGTTGATATTGGACCTAGGGAAGCAATGATGACTACGCCAGCTAATTTCAGCAACGCATACGGCATTATATGTAGTGCGTTGTTCGATGCAGGCAAGTTGCAGCTAGGCGACACCCCAGATAGTACGGTGATTGCCCAGTGTATGGTGAGATTGAATAGGCTGGTTAATTACTTGCAAACGAAGGGATGTAAGTTGTGGTTGATCACCGACTTCCCTATTACGCTTATTGCGGGCCTGGCAAACTATAACCTAGGCCCTACTGCTTCCGGCGGCACGGTTAATATGACCAAGCCCCTCAAGGTTTGGCAGGCATATTACTTGGACATATATGGGGATAACACTCCCTTAATTCCTATGAGTCAGGATGAGTACAAGCGACTGAGTAATGTGACCCAGCAAGGAGCCCTTAATAGTTACTATGTAGACAAGCAGCAGCTCACCCTCAATGTCTATTTCTGGCAGACGCCGGACCCCTGGCACGCCACGAACGGCGTAGCCCACGTCATGATTGGTCAGCAAATAACTAACGCGGTTAGTATTACTGACCAAATGAACTTCCCAGTTGAGTGGGGGTTAACCCTTGAATGGGGCTTGGCCCACCAGTCCTCTACTGGTCAGCCTAAGGAAGTCCAAGATAGGTGTAAAGAAATGGCCTTGATGTATCAGGATGAACTGGAAAATTGGGACGTAGAGGACGCTTCTGTCTTTATGCAGCCTGACCCTAGAGCCCAGACAGGGAGTGCATTCCGCTAATGGCCGCTAAGACAATGGATGAGCCTCTTCGATGGCCCCTGGTTAATACATTAGGGAGCCGCGATGGTACGTTTACAAAGGATTCTCGCATCATCAATGGATATGCAGAGAAACAACCTGCAGGGGATTACAATGTCGAGAAGCGGCCGGGGTTTGGTCTAACACCAGAGATTGCAGGCTTTGGGCTAGCTGGGGGGTTATTTACCTACCCTCAAGTTAACCTAGGTGGATCCTACCCTAACTTAGGTACTACCTACAACACAGTATTGGTGAGTGGGGGAACAGCGTATTTTGTGTATACGGATGCTACTGGTACACAGCATCCCCCCATACCTTTGGGTAGTGCTTTCTCAAGCTCAGGCAACAAGATGCAATTCACAGGTATCCCCGGATCACCGACCAGTATAATCTTCAACGGCGATAATACCACAGATCTAATCGGTTTTGGTGGTTATGCTTATGTAGTTCAAGGGGGGGTTATGACCCCGCTCCAAGGTGGTGGGGCATCAGGCTACCCCGCTAATACAGTTCCTGGTATTGCCTATCTTAATGGGTATGCTTATGTTATGGATTACTTGGGGGCTATCTGGCAAACTGCCACACAGAATAATGTGCTTACTTGGAGTGGCAACCAAGTTACCGCCGGCACCGAGGCGGACCTTGGGGTGGTGTTAGCTAAGCAAATCATTTACGTCGTGGCGATTAAGACTTGGTCGACCCAGTTCTTCTATGATGCAGGAAATACTACAGGGTCGTCGTTAGCCCCTTTGCCTGGGGCCTTGTTCAACTTCGGTTGTATCTCGGCGGACACCTTTGCTGAGTTAGATGGAGTGTTCTTCTGGGCGACGCAGAGTAAGGAAGGCACCTACTCCGTCGTGATGGTGGATGATCTTAACCCTAAGTTTATCTCTACTCCAGCAGTGGAGAGGCAATTGGATCTAGCTTCCCAAGGAAGCTTCTATGCTCTAGCTTACCAACATGCGGGGCACAAGTGGTATGTCCTGACCAACGTCACGAATAATATAACTATGGTATACGATGTAAATCAAGGGCTGTGGTATAAGTGGACAGATTACCAAGGAAACTACTATCCTGTGGCTGCCCGCGCGGTGGACCCTGATGGTAATGAATGGCACCAAATGATTAACACGGGTAGTGTGTATGAAATGAAAGGGGATTACCTTTACCCCAATGATTATGGCAATATCGTCCCAGTGGATATCTATACCCCCAACTTCGATGGGGATGTGGATAGAATTAAGTACCTCCCCATGATGAGATTCAATGCAGATCAAACCAACGGCTCTGAATTATATGTCCGTTGTAGTGACGATGATTACCAGTCATGGACCAACTTCCGCAAAGTGGACCTTTCGAAGAAACGCCCAATCCTAACGGATTGTGGGAGCTTCTATCGAAGGGCCTTACACTTACGGCATAGAACTAACACAGGGTTTAGGATTAAGTCCATTGATCTCCAAATGGGGTTGGGTACACTATGACCCTTCCTACTCTGTTTCATATACCAGTGCAATTGAAGTTAACCCACGATGATAGTATGACTATACCGTGGCAGCAATTGTTTACCAATGTGGCGGCGCTGCTGAATCTTGGGGTTCCGCCCGCCTCGAAGAACTCTCGCGGAACCCTAGCCCCCACAAGCATTACTATCTCCATCTCTAAGTTAACGAGTGGTGGTGCTAATGGCTCCCTCACTTTCACCAGTGGGATACTTACCGGGTATCAGGCACCTACATGAATGATATTACAGCCCTGCCAACCTCTGGCCAGATTCTTGCCCTACAGAATGCATTGGCTGCTGGCCCTCAATGGACTGTCGAGACTAACCACTTCTTCGCAGATGGAATGTACTGCAGGACGGTCTTCCGCCGAGCGGGCACCATCATTGTAGGTCGAGTCCACAAGAAGGAACACTTCTACATTATCGCCTCAGGCGAAGTGACCATCATCGGGGACGGGTATAGGGAGCGGATCGTCGGTCCCAAGGTTCTGGTGTCCAAACCCGGCACCAAGCGTGCGGTTATAGCCCACGTTGACACGACCTGTATAACTATACACCGTACCCCCTTTACCAACTTGGATCAGGTTGAGGAGGATATCTCCGTGATCGATCCTGAATCACCTATTGGAACAGGGAACAAGGTTAAACCTGGCGTCCTGGAGCTACTACCATGACATTAGCATGGGTTATTGGGGGGGCTGCTGTGCTAGCGGCAGGTACGTCGATTTATGAAGGGGCGCAACAGCAGGGTATTGCGAACCAAGCATTAGGCTTGGCTCAAAATACCCAAGCAGAGCAGATGCAGTACAATGCGCAGTTGATGAACCTCATGGCAAACCCATCGTCTATCTTCACCAACCCTGCCTTTACAGCAGCTACAGCAGTTGGAGAACAGGGGGTTGCCCACCAGATGGGGTCACAATTTGGGGCTGGTTCGACAGCGGAGGCAGCAGCATTGCAGGGATATGGGCAAAGTGCAGGGCTGAGCTTCCTGACCAGACAAGAGAACCTCCTTGCCTCATTATCGGGGGCGCAGGCTGCCTCAAGCCCAGCCCAAGCACTAGGGGCCGCCTCAGATGCATCAGCCCAAAGTGCCCAAACGTTTGGATCGTTGTTCTATGGCTTGGGGGCACTTGGTGGGCAGTATGGAGGGACCGGAAGTACCAACTTCAACCCGTTGTACTCCAACAGCCAGTTTGGTATTGACCCCAACGCCAGCTTTGGTGCAGGAGCAACGGTGGTGCCCGGTGGCTGACCAAACCGGCCTTGGTGCATTTGCTGAAGGCTTGATGGCTGGGCAGGCCTTCAAGATCAAGAAGCAACAGGTATCCCAGGACCAGCAGCTATTCCAACTGAGTCTCCAGGAAGGCCAGATGAAGGTCGAGAC